TTTTAACATACCCAGGACGGGCACTGTGTCTAGGATTTAGACAGTTGGAGGTAAACTACGTTATCAAGGCTCAAGGACGCCCTCAGAGGCTCTACACCACGTGCATACTCATAACCTAGGTTCGGACATAGGTATGCTACACTGACTCTGTTACAGGGCTGTTTAAGGCTTTGTAGAAGGTGGAAAGGATTACGTAAGCATTGATACACACCGCGCCCCAGATATTGACCACATCTAATATAAGCGGATTAGAAGCTGTGTACTACAATGTATTGATTCTGGGTTTAAGGGTATGCGCTAGGACAGCGTTACCGTCGGGAAGTGTTCTTATTTTTTTGTACGGGGCTTGTATACCCCACCCACCTGCACATTCCATGCCAGGTTTCAAACCCTCGACGGGGTTGTAGCAGATTAGGTGGCATAAGAGTTGCATTGCAAGAGTCATGCCATGTAAGGTGGCACAATCATTGCAGTATACACATATGATGCCAGTCCCATAATGATACAGTGGATGAAATATATGTTGACAGAGAGGATGACTTGGGATTACATAGCCTCCACATATCCTTGTAACCTACGGTAATCATTGATGCATGTATGTACAGAGTATGCATATTTACGTACCATATACGTGTAATGCTATGCACATATACATATTATCACACCACGCCCTGTGGACTACCATGTCCTATATATGTACCGTATTGCATTGGTGATAACCATGGTATGTACCAACGTAGGCTATATACATAGTAGCGGTCCTAGTACTCGGGGGCTGTAGTGCCCTAGCACGTAAGCACTGTGTAGGTAGCGCCTCATAGATTGACCCCACTGTATGTACATACCGCCATATGCACCCTCTCGTAATCCGTTACGCTTGGGGCTCCACTAATCCTAATGGCGACTAACTCCGTTACATACCGTGACGGGATTGGAACACTATTGTTTTATAATATTCCGTTACACCCATAATGGACACAATTACGTAAATAAAGGTAATGATACTGGGTACTTGCTATAACACATACCGCGCCCTATATTCCGGCCCGCCCTGTAACCCACCGTAATTACACGGATATAACCCCGAAAAAAAGCTAAATACACGGTATTACTAAGTATTCAGTATTCCATATTGGAATATTACAGAATCTGTCTCATAGTGATACATGAAATTAATAAAAACATGAAAAAAGTTAAAATAAATGAAAATAATGTTAAAGTAATTGAAATAAACACCGATTAATAAGTATAAGCAAGGAGATTGTAATGGAAACAGTAAAGATATTGGTACATAATAACGTATTAGAAATTGAAGAGCTAATAGCTAAGTATACAAAGAAATATTACAAATTACACACATTTCGTGTAAACGAGGGACGTTGTTTCGCTATTATGGTATATACAAAGAAATTGAGACCGAAAATCAATAGAAAGTACAAATAAACACTAAAGTTATCCACACAGCCGCCGATAGGTATATATAACTAAGGAGAACAAATGTTATACAACTGTTTGATACCAAAAAAAGAAATTACATCAATTGACCTAGATCATTTTCCAATTGAGTCTTTATATGAAGTTATGATGGTAAACAAGGAAGACGGTGAGATTCGTCTAATGATTTGGGGCCACCAGGGGTCCGAAGAATCCGCGATAAATGAGTGTAGCGCACATATGAACAGAAACTATGAAATCCTAGACGCATGGCCCATTGTTGAAAGGGCTGAGGCACAGGCATGAATATTGCAAATAAAATCAAAGTAATTGAGATTGGTATTGTATGCCCATATTGCTTAACAGAAACAGAGGATATGTGTTGTGGCGAGGTTCATAACGAGAACGCATACGAGACTGTTGAGGATAATCCCGAATTGATACTTGAATCAGAATTAACAGAAAAACATGAAATAGTTGATTAAAAGTACTAAAGTTATTCGAAATACCGCCGATAGGTATATATAACTAAGGAGATAAACATGGTAACAGTAATTGTAAGAAACATTGAACCAGGTAGAGATTACGGAGTTGTTTGTAACGAATTTAGAGCTAATCGCATGGTTGAAGTGTATACCAAAATGGGACTTGAAGTAATCGTATTTTACGGAGGTAAGAACTAATGATATATAGACAGATTGAGTACACAATATGGGAAAAGAACTTTATTAAGCTATTTAACAAAGCAGGAGTCCGTAGAGAGGCCGGTATCACAGCACGCAATGGTGAACTGTACATATCTATTCCACCTGGATACGAGAAGATGCCTGATACATACGCTAGACAATACATTGATAACTTGTATAACACCATGGAATACCACAAGAAACAGGAAATCAAAAGTATTTTAAGATAATGCTTGACATAGTTAACATGTTATGGTACTATATCCCATGACTAAAGCAGAGATAGATGCATTGTGTAAAGAACTAAAAGAAGTTGTGTACAGCAAAGTTACACCCGATCAAATGACAGAAGCCCAGCTTGTATTCTGGGCCGCGTTCGAGGATGCTAGCTTTGACACGGACTTACTGGAAGCATATTCCAACATGGTTGATTTTACACCGGGTATAAGCCTACGCAATCTACACAGCTTTATATTGGGTCACGCCTTTGGGAAGAGGTATGGTACTGATGAATCACATGAAAGTAAATTAACACACTAAACGAGGAGACAATATGGATTTCGGAAGAATTCTAAAGATTAAAGATGATGCAGGTAATGTAAAACGTTTTCAGGGTTATGTAACTCAGGATATCGTACTTAAGAAAGGATCTACATTCTATCTTAATGACATCGAAGAGAGCTTTGAAAAGAAAGTTGAACATAACGTAATCAGCCAAGAAGAAGCAACAGAGCGTCTAGGACGTATCCGTGAGCTTGACGAGAAGTTTAATCGTGAGACTAAGTACTCATGTCGTTTAGCTAAGCCGAAAACTAAAACTGAAGAACTGTAAGGGATAATCATGTCTACTGCCGTACAAAAGAAAGTTGCCCTGGACGAACTCGCTCTTAACCTAGAGTACGCGTTCAACAAAGGCATTGACCTCCAGAATCGTATCATACGGTTGACTGAGGACATTGAAGAGCATACGTTCGATTGGTTTGATACGGCGATGACAGCCCTTGAGTCCGACGGACGTAAAGCTATAACCATTAAGATCAACAGCTATGGTGGCGATGTTTATGCCGCGCTTGGAATTATAGGACGTATGCGAGAGTCCAAGTGTCAGTTGATAACGAAGGGTTATGGTAAGATAATGAGTGCTTCTACGGCGATATTAGCTGCAGGAGATAAAAGATACATGTCAACTTTAGCAGAGTTCATGCACCACGAATCGAGTTACTCAGTTGAGGGTCGTCATAGCGATATTCAACACGAAGTAAAACAGTCACAGAGCTTATCTGTAAAGTGGTCCGAGCTTATGTTTGAGTTAACAGGTGTATCAGTAGATTATTGGATGACCAAAGGTGTGGGTAAGGATTTCTACATCACAGCAGAGAAGTGCTTAGAGCTTAACATCATAGATGAGTTGTTCTAATGAGTAGCAAAAAAGAGAACATACCTTTAGGTGTACGACAAGAATTTGATGACATAGACTATTGGCACAAGCTGTCTAAGACTAAGCTAGTGAAGCTACCCGATGGATCTACAATGAGCGAATACGCCTACATGAAGAGATTTATGCACGAGGCATACGCAAACAACTTTGATCGTAAGAACAACAAGAACAATATACTTAAGACTAAGAAACAAAAGCAATGGGCAACACGTAATAACAACAATACTAACCGCGACGTACTAAACATTATAAAGAAGTCAGGTAAGATAGCAACACTGTTTCATGTATCAGAAGCAGACTATAAAGAAGAAGCCGAGCCATGGGAGGACAAACTTAACACATCAACGTACGAGGATGCAGCAATAGAAATGTTAAAACAGAGTTGTGAGGAATTAGCCCTGGATTATGACATTGACACAGCAAAGAACCTACTACGTAACTACTTCCGTGTTAAAAAGTTTATTAGAATGATACGTTTAGATATGAAAAACCAAAAGAAAAGATGTACAGAGTGTAACAAATCAAGACTTAAGAATGAGTATAGCTCTGATAAAAGAACAAAAGATAAACTAAAGACTAAGTGTAATACATGTGAGGAAACAAATGTTAGTTAATTTTATTGGATATGCAACATGTTTATATCTATCTACAACAGGCAACGAAACACCAGCGATACTGCTTATGATGTGGCTTATACTTTCAGAAATACATTATAAGGACAAAAAATGATTAACTTAATGAAACTCGCTTACTTCATAAATATTAGTCTCATGGTGATAAATCTCTTGTATCGAAACCAATTAGGTGTTATAATAAACTGTGTAACACTTATGATATTGTTAACTATTCCCTTGGAGGAAAAATGAGCGAAGACAGAACAAAACGTATATGTATGGTGTTGCTAAAAAAGCAAGATATCGCTAAAACACAGCTGTGTAATTCTATCGCAGATACATATTCCGCATTGGCAAATATATGTCCCCAAACCGCCTTAGAAGTCTTAAATCAGCTAAACGAACAGATGAACCAAGAATTATGCGATGAATTGACAGAACAAACAGATGCATTTATTGAAGGGAAAACAAATGAGTAATGAACCAAAGATTCTATACATAGATATAGAGAACAGCCGTATGGTGATTGAGTTCCAAACGTACTCGTTGTATGATAATAACAGAATTAGTCCAAAGGATATCAAACACGACTGGTACATCACCTGTGCCGCGTGGGGTTGGTTAAACAACAAGACACAGAAGATTCAGAAGATCCAGACCGTTGCTGTTAACGACTTCAAGACGTACAAGAAAGACTTTAGAGACGATAGATTGTTAGTCAAGAAACTGCATGAGGTTATTTCGCAAGCTGATCTCATTGTGGGACATAACTCTGATTCGTTTGATTTAAAGAAGATTAATTATAAGTTCATCAAATATGGACTACCTGCGTTAGATTTACCGCCGACTGTTGACACGTTAAAGTCTGCGAAGAAGTATGCTAGGTCCACGAGTAACTCTCTGTACTACCTCGCTAAAGAGTTTGAAGTACCAATGAAGATTGACTTACCGAAGGGTGTCATGCATGCAGCTGATAACGGATGTCCTAAGGCATTGAAGCAGTTAGTTGACTATAATAAAGGCGATATCAGAGCTGGAGCATCACTATACTTCAAGTTATTACCATACATCAAGAACCATCCTACTATAGATAAGATCATGGGTAAAAAGGTAGATAAAGATCGTCCTAACTGTCAGAACTGTGGTTCTAGTAAGGTTGAGAGTAAAGGCCTTCGTACAACTAAGAGCGGCAAGTTCCGTAGGTACAGATGTAAGGATTGTGGTTCGTCAACTCAAGGTAAGAAGTTATGAACGATGTAATGGTTGACATAGAGGCCCTTGGTAACGGCAAGAACGGTTTGATATGTCAGATCGGGGCGTGTTACTTTGATAGACGTACTGGTGAAATCGGCAAAACGTTTAAAGTTAATATTGATCCTGTTGACGCACAGAAACATGGTGCAGAATTAGATGCTGACACTGTTATTTGGTGGTTAAGTCAGTCACAGGAAGCAAGAGAGTCTATACTTAATGGTGATAAACTAAAGCTCGCGACATCAATTGCTATGTTTGTAGACTTTGTTAGACCGGCGAAAGCTATATGGAGCCACGCAACCTATGACTTTGTTATGCTTAACGAGACATGCCGCAGATTAAACATGAGACAATTACCGTTTAGGAAAGCAAGAGACATTCGTACGTTAGTTGACATGAGTGGTGTTTATATCAAGAACATAAAACGAGAAGGAACTCATCATGACGCTTTAGCTGACTGTTTACACCAAGTTAAGTACTGTGTTAAATGTTTCAAAGCAATTAAGGAGAATGTATGAAGAGAGAAGATAATAAAATCATGGAAGCGCTATCAACTTCCTTGTATGGTAAAAAATACCAGTGGAAAAAACTAATGACGCAGGGCGTTATGACTGTCGAACAAGATAACGGTAGACACTACCTTCGTAGACATCCGTTAACTGCTGTACAGGCTAAGGACTTTATGTTAAAAAAGCTTAAAGCACAGGTAGAGAAACAAAATCCTCCTAAAGAGGAAACAGATGTTTAATGTTGGTGATCGAGTATGGATTACCGTTGGTAGAGATAAACAACGTGGTGGAACAATAAAAGAAATAAATCCAGTTGATTGTTATCCTTACCTAGTTGAAGTAGATATGGGACCTGAACTATTATCCGGACGCAAGGAGTTACGACTTATGGGTGAAAAAAGAATTGAAGATACAACAGAGTTACACATAGCAAAAAAATCCGATGACACGAAACCTGACCTTTCTTTATTACCAAGATCAGCTAAAGAAGGGATTTCCATGGCTTTGATGGATGGTGAGAAAAAATATGGTCGGTATAACTATTTAAAGGGCATGGATTGGTCACGAATAATTTCGGCAACAGACAGACATCTTAGTGCATTCAATGATGGTGAAGACCATGCTACTGATAGTAAACTAAATCACTTGTTTCATGCTGGTGCGAACATCATGATATTGATTGAATACTATACAAAGGAAATAGGTAATGACAATAGGTACAAAAATAAATAAGCTTACTATATTAAAACAAAGTGAGCCTTATAGATGGAAAAATACTGTAAGAAAAATGTGGTTATGTGTCTGTGATTGTGGCAAAGAACGAATTGTTTCAGGTACGAAGCTTCGTACAAACTCAGTAACACAATGTAAATCATGTGGGTATGCATCAAGAAAACAATCCCAGCGGAGATTTTCTGTATATGAAAGACTCTTTAATTTATATATTTTAGGACGGGCTCGAAAAAGAAAAATACCAGTGTCTTTATCAGTATCCGACTACGAAAAAATATGCGGAATGGATTGTCATTACTGTGGTAAGCATCCTGAATTAATAGAAGTTTATAAAAATAAATATAGTAAATCGGAAACGAAATATAGACAGGGTGTTGACAGAATTGATTCTTCCCTTGGATATAGTAAATTAAATACAGTACCTTGTTGTAAATTCTGTAACTTTGCTAAATCTACACTTACTGTTAAACAATTTATCGACAACATAACGAGAGTTTATGAACACACGAAACTGAGGAGTTAGGAAAAGATGACCGCCGTAAAACAACTTATTAATACATTATACATGTACGTATACCTCGTCTACTATACCGAGAGGTTACGTCGTGATAAACAATACATGATAAAAGAAATACTTAGAGTTCGTATGGAACAAAAGTTAGCCCGCCGCGAGCAATACAAAAGGGAGATCAATTGGAAAGTTTAGGATACATTGGTGCCTTATTACTTGCTGTCTGCGCTGTCCCTCAGATGATTATGTGTATGATCGATGGTCATGCTAAGGGAATCAGTCATTTGTTTCTATTGTCATGGTACTTCGGTGAGATCTTAATGCTCATCTTTTGTTATGACACCGTTGCGCACGACAGTCCCCTATTCGTAAACTACGCAGTTAATGTTGCTATACTAACAATTATCGCTAAGTACAAATATTTTCCTAGGAGACTGTAAATGGACAAACCATTAAGTATAAGCGGATACAAAAAGTATATGCAGTGTCCTAAGATGTATGAGTACCACTACGTAGATAAGGACAGACCGGGGTCAATGACTTCGGCTTTGGCTTTTGGGTCAATAATGGATGACGTTATAAACAATATCTTGTTAAACAAAGAAACTGATCCATACACCGAATTGGCTCGAGCTTGTATCAAAGTAATGCACGATCCTATGATGTTTTACGTTGATGACCTAGACGTTGATTTAATTAACTTAGATCTAATTAAAGTTCGTGCAATGGAAAAGGGATGGAAAGGCAAGGACATATCCTCTGCTCTTAAGTCGTTTATGAAGGACCAGGATAGCTTGTCAGAAGGACAGCTTAATGTTTTACAGCTCGCTGTTTGGACATCGTTACATACCAAAGGTAAGGCAATGTTAGACGGCTTTATTAAGTGGGTTCTACCGACTATAGACACCGTTCATGACGTTCAGAAACACCTGGTTAGTAAACAGGGAGATGTTCATGGTTACTTAGATTTTACCTGCACGTTAAAGGATGGACGCCGTGTTCTGTTTGATATCAAAACCTCCAAGAGTTCATATGACCGTGACGCAGTTCTTAAGTCACCACAGTTGGCTTTGTATTGTGGTATAGAGAAGTATGATTACGCAGGATTCATCGTACTAAATAAGACAATGAAGAAGAACAAGGTTAAGACATGTAAGAACTGCAGTGACGTCAGAATAGAGGGTGGTAATACAAAGAAGTGCCCGTCTTGTAAAGAGACACTAGAATTCACTGTAAGTCCAACAAGTTACGTACAGGTCCTGATAGATAGGATGCCCGCTCGTAATATTAACTTGACAGCAGAAGCAATGCGTGCTACAATAGAGAATATCAGGGAGAACAGATTTCCAAGGAACTTAGATACGTGTTCTTGGATCTTTGGTAAGCCCTGTATTTATTTTGACAAGTGTTGGAAAGGAAAGTAATGAGTATAGTCGATGAATACACACCATCAAGTTTTCCGAACAGGACATTATGTGACGTTTTATCCGAGATGCGGAAGTGTTGTAAGGTTTTGAACTTTGCTCCGTTTCCTGGTTTGATAGAAGAGTTACAGATCATGGGTAATAGAATGGAAGCCGGGCTTGAAGACAGAAAAGACCTAAGAGACATACGTGATCAAATAAAGAAAGGTCGCGAAGAACTTAAACAATTAAAAAACGAACTTAAACTAACAACTATAATCAAGGAGATAAAATGAGCCAAGTACCAGTAGATGTATCACAGAAAATCATATTCCAAAAGGCATTACTAGCTTTACATGGAGACATTGAAGTAATGAAAAAGGGTGAGTCAAATCCTTTCTTCAAATCAAAGTATGTATCACTACCAAAGATGATTCGTACTCTTAAACCTATCTTACAGAAACATGGGTTCATTCTTAGTCAACCAACAGATGTTGCTAACACACAAACGGGGATTGTAAATGTTGTATTTTCTTCAATTACTCACGCAGAAACTGGACTCGCAGACACTGCAAAACTTGCGATTAACAACGACCTCATCAAAGGCAAAAACGGACCAGACATGCAAGGACTCGGCGGGGCCATTACTTACGGACGTAGATACACTCTATCGGCTCTATTGGGACTTGAAGAAGCAGACGATGACGGAGAAACAGCAGTTGGAAGAAAAGTTGTAGGTAAAGCTAAGACTAAGGTAGCATCAACGGACCAATTCTAATGGAAGAACTAAGAATGTGTCTATCTTTATCTTTTAGCGTTGCGGCAATTTACTACTATCTCAAAAAGGAAACACACGAGATGACGTATTGTCTTGGTTTTAGTTTAATTGTGTCAAATTAAGGAGAAACAAATGAAGATTTCCTCAGCCCCCCTAGGAAACAATAAAGACTTCGCGCCTCAGGAGATTAATTCTCTTGAGGATTTCGTGAAGATCGCAACAACAAGGCACTACTCAACGGGTATCTTTGATAATAACCATAGAACAACTAAGAACTTCCTACAAGCACAGTCTATAGGAATCGATGTTGATGATGGTATGACAATCGATGAAGCCCAGGTGCGTTTTGGTGATTATAAACACCTCATTATGCCGTCCAAGTCACATCGTAAAGAAAAAAACGGCGTGGTTTGCGACAGGTTTCGTGTTATTCTATTCCTTGAAGACACAATTACCTCACCACAAGACTTCAAAGCAACATGGTATGCTCTACAAAAGCTTTGTCCAGAGATGGATAAGCAATGTAAGGACCCTAGTAGGTTTTACTACCCGTCAACAGAGGTTGTTAGTAGACGCGACGAAGGCAAGTTATGGCCTGTAACAAAGTATATTGCACCGGAACCAACAGATCTTGATCTTGCGTTAGCAGACACCGACGCACCCAAAGGTAAACTGGCAATGAACACGTTACGTTTCCTACAAGATGGAGCCAGGGCAGGCGAAGCACACGGTGTTTTGGTTAAGGCGTGTATTGACCTAAAAGAACAGGGATACACTGCCGACCAGGCTAAGTTTAAAGTTGAAGCAATGATTAAGTCTGGTGGAACGTGGGCAACGGACTATCTAAATGACAAGGATGTCTTAACTATTGACGATATATACGGACGTGAGGTTAAATACCCCGCTCGTGAAAACGAAGTTACAAGAAAAAGTATGTTTAATTTCCAGAATATTCTACAATTGATACAGGAAGCTGGAGAGATAAATTGGTTGGTGGAAGGATTATTGACTAAGGGGGGCTTCAGTCTCATGGTCGGTCCACCTAAGGCAGGGAAATCGACCCTTGTGCGGCAGTTAATTAAGTCTATTGCGCAGGGTCTCCCGTTCCTTGATCGTCCCATTAAACAGGGTAAGGTATTGTATCTAACATTTGAGGAGCAACCTGCTGTACTTAAAACACAGTTCGCTGCTGTTGGTATTAGCCCCAACGATCCTATTATGATACATGCTGGTATTGTTTTCGGAGAGACTATGTTAGAGGACCTTAAAGATGCTATAATTGAACATGTACCTGAGTTGGTTGTTTTGGATACGTTATTTAAGATCAGTCAGCTTGAAAGTATTAACAGTTACAAAGAGGTACAGGATGCGCTCGCTCATATTACTAAACTTGCTCGCGATACCGATACTCATATACTGGGCGTTCACCACACCAACAAAGGTGGCGCTGGTAATAACTCTATTATGGGCTCTAATGCCATTCTTGGTGCTCTAGATACGTTAATCAGGTTTCACCCAGAACAAGACCGCCGATATCTTTTTAGTACCGGTAAGCATGGTGATCACTTTGACGATCAAGAGATATTGTTTAATCCCAAGAATGAGACATATACCTTGGGTAAAGCTAAGGATAAGAACTACGGAGAGAGTCTATGAATGAATTAATATATGGTAAATCAAAACAAGAAAACATCGTATCAATAGAACTAAAAGGCAACGTATTACATAAGTACATTGCTGATGGTACCAAGACTCGCCTTGTTAAGGAGGAGTTCAAACGCTATATGTTACTAAAGGACTATGATCAAGCACGGTCTTGTGGTCGGTTAGAGGGTTCTAATCACTATAAATACTTTACTAAGTTCAATTCAAAACAAGAGTTCTGGCAGTATAAAAAACAGTTAGACTACAACGATATGGACTACTGGAAGTGTAATGACATCGAGTCGTACATGATTACTAAGGGCGACACGCTTTATAAAGGTATGAAACTAAAGGACGTCTCTGTACTATCCTTTGATATTGAAACAACAGGAGTAAAGATAAATGATAACAGCTATATCACACTTATATCCAACACTTATCGCAATCGTGACGGGAGTGTTTCTCGGAAACTTTTTAGTTTCGATGATTATGAATCCCCTAAAGAATTCCTCGAATCCTGGTGTAAGTGGGTGCGTGAGGTTAATCCTGATATTATGTTGGGTCACAATATTTATGGGTTTGACTTCAAATACCTTGCCCAAGTCGCTAAGAACTATAAAGCAGAACTTAAGCTCGGTAGAGACGGATCTAAACTAAAGATTCAGAACTTTGAGAGAAAATTTCGGCGGGATGGTTCACAGGATTACTTGTTTAATAACGTAGAAATCTTTGGTCGCGAGGTTATTGACACCTTTTTTATGTCGTACAGGTATGATGTATTACGTAAGTATCCTAACAATAAACTTAAGGGCATCATTGACTTTGAGGGTCTTGAGGTTGAAGGAAGAAAGTTCTGGGACTTCAGTACCGAGAACAAAGAGCCATGGAATAATGTCCAGGATTGGAAACGTTTTAAGCAGTATGCTGAAGAAGATGCTGATGATGCGTTGAAGTTGTTTGATCTATTCGCGCCGCAGTTTTTCTACTACACACAGTCGATCCCTAGAACATTCCAGGAGATTGGTGTATCAGGTACAGGCGGACAGGTTAACTCATTTATGATGCGTGCTTACTTGCAGCGCGGACAGAGCGTTCCTAAGGCTAGCGATAGGGTAGATTTTGAAGGCGGTCTCGTTGCTGCAAACCCTGGTCTATATAAGAACGTATACAAGATAGATGTAGCGTCTCTTTATCCTAGTATCATGATGGTTCATAACGTTACCAACACAAAGAAGGACCCGGACAATCTATTCTTAGAGGCTGTTAAATGGTTCACAGAGCAACGGCTTGAGGATAAGCGTCTTGCTGAAGAGACCGGGGATAGGTATTACAGTGACATGAGTAATGGTCGTAAGATTATGATTAACTCATTTTATGGATTCATGGGTGCACCAGGGCTTAACTTTAACTACCCTAAAGGCGCTGCCGACACAACAAGACACGGACGTAAAATACTCACAGATGCTATGGATTGGGCATCAAAAAATTCACACGTTCTTGTGAATGCTGACACAGATTCGATCTCATTTGTATTAAACCCCGAAATTCACACGGACGTGGTAAATAATCCAATGCTTATGAAACAGTGTTTAGACGAAGTTAATGCCTTGTCTCCGGAAGGTATTGTGTGGGAGGATGATGGTACATTCGACGGGGTTATTGTCGTTGCAGCTAAGAACTATCTTCTTAAACAGGGAGATAAACTTACGTACAAGGGTGCGTCACTGAAAGCTACAATGAAAGAGATTGCTTTAAAAAACTTCTTGAAAAACACCTTAGAGTTGTTGTTGGACCAGAATGTTAAAGGGGCAATGGACCTATATCAAGAGGCAGCAGAAGAGATTAAGTACCTTCAGGACATCAAAGATTGGTGTTCAAAGAAGACTGTCACAGACGCTGTGTTAAACCCGAAGAGAACAACAGAACAACGTATATTAGACGCGATTGGTGACAAACAGGTACAAGAAGGGGATAAAATCAGGGTTTTCTTTAAATCGGACACTGAGGTTGCCTTAGAAGAGAACTTTGACGGACAGTATGATGCTAAGCGTATGTATGAAAAGCTCTTCAAGACGGTCAAGGTGTTAGCTCCTGTGCTTGATATCTCTAAGTTCCCTAACTACAAACTGAAAAAGAATCAGAGCCTGTTGGAGGAAATATGAAGTTTACTCAGAAACAATTAGATAGGATGCTAGATTTAGCAAAAAGAGAGATGCAATATACTATGGATAATCCCTTTAAGGCAACACTGTGGGCCTTAGAGGTCCTTCTTACTGAAGAGAAGTTAGTTATTGTAAAAATGCCTGATGAGAACGACAAGGGAGGCATTGAGCCGGTCCCACCAGGACTTTGATTTATTACCCTACGTACCAGTAAACTATACAGATACCGTTGCCACCGTCTCCGCCTGATCCAGAACCTGCACCGCCGCCTGCACCAAGTCCACCGTCAGCTGCGTCACCAAGAACACCCGCACTACCGTTTCCATACCCTGCTTCACCACCATTATATGCTGTTGATGAAAAGAAGAGCCCTGCACCACCATTTGCTCTAAAACTTGAGTCTCCAGCAACGGCGACTGTTGACACAGCAGCGCTTTCGGTTCCGCCTTTACCGCCTCGAGAAAATATGTTAGCAAACCTACTATCTGTTCCGTCTGCTCCCGGTCCACCGCCACTATTACCTGCACCGCCAGAACCTATTGTAACGGTAACCGAAGCTTCAGGTGTCACTAAAACTTGACCAACGTAACTAGCCGCAGCGCTTCCGCCGTTTCCTGTACCAAGACTAGGAGGCTCACTACCGCCGCCTCCACCGCCCCATAATTCAATGAACACTAAATTAACACCTTTTGGTACAGTAAATGTCCCGCTTGTTGTAAATGTTTGTGAACTATATAGTGTTTCGTCAAAATGTACAGATGATGAACTCATTAGACTACCTCCCCGTAGACTGAAACGTGAAATTTACCTTGATTAACCTGTGTGTTAGTTATTACAAGGCGGATAAGATCGTTTTGGTTATAGTTTTGTGCGGCAACATTAATAAAGTTAACCGAACCACTAATACTGCCAACTGTAGTTGTTGTAACCTCAACTGGACTACTAAACAATGCTGACCAATTAACCCCGTTATCCGTTGATTTTTGTAGATCGATTTGTAAAGTCCCTGATGTAGAAGCCTCTATCAATGTTACAACAACACTAGTTATAGACCCTGTTATAGGTGCCTTGAATATTGGCATTCGTGTTTGTATTTCGGAGTTTTCATAGTTGAAGATGGGACCAGAGATAGCAACATCAATCATATCAATCTGTGAGGTCTGTTTTAACGCCTCAATGTCTGTGTTAAAAGACGCCTGGTTATCACGTATGTATTGAAATATCTCTTCTTTTGTTGCTTTACCTGCTTCAATCCAGGCTGCTGGTAGTTCTAAAAATGGCATAGTTTCTCCTAACTAATTAAGTGCGTGCCTGTGGTATCTTCTTCGTCATTGACGATTCCTTGGTTATCTGTAATGTATCCATATATAAGTTTCTGGTCTTCGTCTGCTGCTATCCAATCTGGAGCATCATTCGGTGTTATGTAAGACGATGTATTAAATGTATTACCGAGGTCGCTCATCTCAAACTGCGTCTTTTCTCCGTCTATGGTTTTACCCGTGATCAACATCACTTTCTTACGAACGTTATCGCCTTTTCTTCTATACAAACGACGGAAGTCCATGATTACAACATCACCAATTTCGCTGTTTTCAAGACGTAAATCACTTTTAACTGTCAATGTCGACACACTTAAGCTATTGTAATATAAATGTCTGTGTGCTGAAATCTCTGCGTCGCGGTCTTCGTATAGATAGATGTCTAGTTCATCAACCTTGTTTGTTCCGATGTAACGTTCCACAAACTGTGAATCAAACTCAATAAACGCGTTACCGTCCTGTAGCGTTGATAAATCGATGTCTGTATGGCGGTATTTAACCAAAGCTTTTTTGTACGTTTTTCCGTTGGTTGTGGAAACTTTCCAGTCAATCACATCATGGTCTCTTATAACAGGTAAGTTCTCATCTGTGTAAACATTTAACACTTGGTACTTAATTAACAGCTGATTATCCAAAGTTAGACTACTATGTACCGACTTATTCAACGCATCAGTTAATGTCTTTACATTGGGGATACTCTTTGAATCAAACGAAAATGGTATTGCCATAGATATCAATTGTGATGCATCTTCTGTTCCGTCAATGAAACTCTGTGTATTGACATTTGTTATACCGACTTCAGCTATTAAATCTTTACTGGCTTGCCCTGCTGTGGTTATCCAAACGCCAGACGCTGTTCCGTCTTCTGTCTTACCTAATATATTCAGGCTGACCACACTCTCATCGTTTAGATAGTCCGGTGACTTAATTTCTATAGTGTCAGATATGGTTGGATCAACAAAGTTTTCGGATAAAAACAGAGAAGAATCAGTAACGTGTGTGATTTTGTAAAATGTAGAGTATGTTGTAAAGTTGGGCTTAACGAAGTCTCCCGCAGTAAAAGAATCCTGTAAACTAACCTCTGTTGTTGATACAGTTATTTCTCTACTACCGTTAGTGAAGGTACCGGATAGTGGACTGTTCTTAGTTTGAGATAAGTTAAATTCCGTGTCAGAATCAAACGTTATACCACAACCAGAAGAAGTGTTGAACACAGTAAAGTCGTCAGAATTAACCTTGCGACTACCGATGTATACTTCTTGTACAGGTCTTCTAACGACGTCCGTTCCGACACCAGGCTTTAGTACAACGTTTTGTTGTAGAACAACTATGTTATTTGGTGCGACGTTCTTAATCTCAACACGCTCTCCTGTATCTGAGAACTCAACGAAATCTCCGTCTATAAGACCTTCTGTTCCGCTCAGTTGTATTCTATTGAACTGTAATGCTTCAACTACCTGATATGTCACTTCCGCACATACGTGTGCAGCACCAAGAAATGTTCTGTTCTTTAATGAGCTACCACGCTCGGACCTCAACAGAAGCTGTTGTCCGGAAAAAGAAAAGTCAGCCTCGTCGCCTACAGTAATTTGTGTGTCACTGTCCACACTATCTACTGAAAACTCCTGTGTTCCAACAACTATGGTATCGTTTTGAACCACCTCTGTTAAGAAGGAAGTTCCAGTTCCAATAAGTACGTTGGTATTAGCACCCATGAAACCTGTTCCGGTTAGCTGAATTCCGTTGGCTATTTGGTCCAAGGCCTGTGCTCTAAGTCCGTCTACTCTACCGTATACACGGCGTTTATATCGACCCTTAACAGAGTCTGCTACGTTGTCATCATTTGTATATGGTTGTAATTGCGGCGAATCAAGCAAAGCAAAGGTTTGGTCTTTGATCTTAAAGGTTACGTTGTTTCCGTTATATGATTTATTTGTTATGCTACCTCGGTATATGACTCGAGATTCTGAAGGATCTAGGTCCGTATTCCAACTGTATACAACAACGCTTTGGTTCTCAAAGATGTATTGATCAAATATGTTATCTATTTCACCATCAGAGTTAGCTAACGCTAGTGTTCCTTCACCGATCAATGATGTAAGTGACTGTCCTATTCCTATTTTATGTTTATATCCAGGGCTAGATAATATTCTACCCTCCCAATGTACTTCTTCTGCTACATTTTCGAGACTATTTGATGTTTGTAAGCCCTTTGTTGAGTAAAAAAGGCGGTATGTAGCTATGATTTCAGCCGATTTTGGATCAATATCCCCATAGAAACGTGCATATAACGTACTTGTTTTAATATCGTAATAGAATGTACCGTCTATAGTAAGGTTTTCACTTGACATTTGTACTAGAGCTTGGTCGTCCTGCTTCAGTTGTGCAACAAAATTTGGTACAATCTTAGAATAGACGTTTGTGGTCGGCCCGGAGAATACGTATAAACGTTTCTTGGCCTCTACAGTTGCTAACGTGATCTTCTCACTGGCTGCCGCCGATATAAATTCTTGTCTATTGTTAAACAATTTGTTCCTCTTGAGCAGGATTTGTGTAGTCAGTTCCATCCCATGTTGCACCGATTTGTATCGGAGAACTTTCGTTTATGACTTCAATATGTTGATGTTGACTTTGTATGTTAGCGTTATGTTCTGTTGTTGATTCGATTATGTTAATAACGACATTGTTCTCAACTATTACTGTTTTCATTATTCGTACTCCCAGATAATTACTATACCAGAATCACCGCTTGCTCCAGTAGAAGGAGATTGATTTTGTCCGGTTAATCCACCACTACCACCAGCACCATAGTTTCCACCTGCTTGTCCAGGTGTTACTGCCGTTGCTGCAATACCAACTCTGGAAACACCGCCGCCGCCCCAGATACTGTTGCCTCCTGCGCCACTGACACCAACTGTTCCTGTTGTAAAACCCGCGTGACCTGATCCACCTTTAGCGTTAAAATCTCCACTACCGCCGACACCAGCTTGTCCACCGTTTGTTACTCGAGGTGAAGAAGATGCCGAGGTTGATGTTCCGCCATTTCCGCCGGTTGCATCTATAAACGCACCAAAAGAAGTTGTTCCGCCTGTTCCGCCTGTTCCAGCTGCGACACCAAGTCCACCAGCACCAACAGTAACGGTTTCCGTTGCACCAAGACCTGCTGTTATAAATCTTTTAGAGTAACCACCAGAACCGCCTCCACCACCGGCAACCATTTGTGATGCACCAGTTGATGGAGTACCACCGCCTGCGCCACCACCACCAACGACCTCAACAACGACCGCCGTTACATCAGCGGGCTTTGTCCACGTTCCACTAGATTCAAATACCTGAGAAGAAACAAGTTTAAATCCGGCACCACCAGATCCTGCTGCTACAGGAACAAAATTTGATCCATCATATTGTAGGTTATCACCGATAACAGGAACCACTGTCGTTACATCTACGTCGGAGTGTGTATCAATAGAACCGTTTGCGTATTTGTTTGTTCCCTCAGCTATATCATCAGTGTCTAAAACAACGACACCTGTTTGTGTATTCACTGAGTCAACTTTTCCGCTTATATCTATGTAAGCGGATCCAGTCCATCGATACTGTTTATTGTCATCTATTGTTATGTATATCTTACCGGACTCACCTGTTACTGGTAGGCTAGCAAAATCTGCGTACTCCTCAACATCGTCTACGTATGAAGGAAGTTGTGTTGAAGGAACAGTACCCGAACCATCAAGCGAAGCATATCCGTTTGCGATTCCCTTTTCAGATGTATTCTGTTTAGTATCTAGCTGTGTTTGAATGTTAGAGGTTACTCCGTCGAGATGTCCAAATTCAGTATTATCAACCGTACCATCATGTAACTTAGTTACGTCAATCGCTGCACCTGTCTTGATTTCGTTATTATCAATATTTGTGATCATGTTAGTATCAGCGTCAATTGCTTTATTTTCAACAGCCTGTACCGTATTCTCATCAATGATTTCTTGCCACGTTGTGCCGTTATAGTAACGTATTGTCTTATCAGTAGTGTTGAAATATAGGTTACCCTCAGCTGGAGCACCCTGTTCTGTTGCTTCATAGGTTGCGTCATCTGGGTATTCGATTAATGCACTGGCTTTTATGTTACCAATGACTGGTGTAGTTTCTGACTCTGCGCCATCTGCGAAATTAACAATTCTCATATTATTGGTCCCATTTGTATAGTTCGTATCCTAAAGGCTCAACCATGTCATTAGGGGCTTCCCCGTTAACAACACCTTCACCGTAGGTATCATAAATCTTTAGTTCATATCTTCTGTTTAAGCCGATAAAGTTATTTGTATCATCAGTGTAACCACGCATAAAAACTCTAAGTTCGTACTCTGTATACTCAGACTCTCTATCATGATTCAACTGTAACGAATCAAAGTCAAAACGGATCATACCGTGAAAGTAAGTTCCTGTTACTTCTGCGTTTATCTCTTCAGATGTTCTAACACTCTCGGCCAATAATTCGTCGTTCTGATAAACCTGTACAACCAATTCTCCGGTCGCGGGCGTTCCCCATTTGATAATCCAAGGTCTTATATGTGCGACATTCATGCTGCGTTTAATACGAAACTTAGAAGGAAACGTAATGCCGTCGAATAACTCATCTACTACTAGTGTCATTATCCTGCCTGTTGTACGTCAACTGACGTGTTGTAAGTTTGTCCGCCAGATGCTGTCCATGTTGGCATAGAATTAAAGTAGCCATATACAGTTAGTTTATATTCACCACTATTCATTCCATCACCCTGTTTATCAATAATCATCCATAATGGTATACTACTACCGTGTCTTATAAACATTTCATCAAGTTCTTCTTGTTCGGCCTTTATACAAAACTCTACGGCCCCACCTAAAGTCTTAATTTTATTACGTTTGTCAATAAACTTTTGTCCATATTTATTTGCTGAAACAGAGCTTTGGTCATTGAATCCGTACTGAAAGCTAGATATAGATAGGTTTTGTTGTAGTAATTCGATTCTCTCCCCAATAAATATATTCGAGACCTCCACAAACGATCCAGATCCAGACATTGTGATCTCAACAAAGCGATGTGAAACAGGATCAATATACTCGTAACCCATGAGATTTTCAGCGGAAAGTGTTATAGGAATTGCAACGGATGAACTGAAGTCTGTAGTTAGCGACGTTTTAATAGACACAGATGTTAAACCCAATTCTTCGTTTGTATCACCATGTATAGCAAAAGTGTCCATTGTCCGGGTTTGTTGTACGTCGATTACCATAACAACATCGTTTTCCTGACTACGAAACTTAACCGCTGTTGCGTCGTTCTTTACGTTTGACAAAGGGAACTGGGCATTCTCTGTACCTGTAGTTAGTGTAACAACACCATCGTTTACTAAGTTATCTGATAAAAATGATATACCACAAGCCATTATTGTACTTCTCCTAATTGTCCACCGTTAGCAACCCATCTAGATACTGATTCAGAAACAACTTCGCCATCTAACACAGACTGTACTGTTATGTTCATCGGTTGTCCACCAGATCCACCACCACGATTAGCCATGTTAAATAAATTAGATTGTTGTTGACGTGTTAGAACCATCTCACCTGAGTTTACGTTTGCCGCGACATTATCACCAGTAAACGAATTACCAGGAACAATACCGCCTGTTTCAAAAGAAGGTTTAGTCGAAGCTATTGTTGCAACACGAGCAGCTGCCTGTGCACCAGCCGCGATACCCAATGGGATTGTAAACGGCGGCCCAGGTGGTGTAGCAATTGCTTGTTGGACAGATAGAACACCACGAATGCTTGCCTCTGCTAAAGAGAATGCCTTTGCTATTTCAAAGTTCTTTTTACCACCAAGTCTTGCGATATCAGCTAATGCACCGAATGTTCCTGACGCGCCTTGTAAAGCAAATTGTTGTTTTAGTTTCTGTATACGTACTTCATCGTCTGCTGCTTTTTGTCGGAGCTTGGTTTGTTCGTTTAATCCTTTTTCAATTGCCTGGTTGATAAGTATTTGTTTCTCAGTTTCATTTGTTGCTGCATTTATTCCGGCCTGTATGCGTGCTTCTTCTTCTCGACTAAAGCTCTCTTCCAAACGGATAAGTCTTTCGTCTGTGAATATCTGCTCTTGTTCTTGACCAAATAATCTCTGCGTTTCCTCGGCTATAGCTACTTGTTCTTTAGCCGATCTAAGTTTTTCCTGAAGCTCTTGTTCTCTTTTTAGCTTATCTTCAGCTGCTTTAATTTCTTCCGCAGTTAACGCCTTGATTGATTCAACTTTCTTTGTATTATTTCCAACTACAGTCTCAGTTTCAGCGTTTGATGCTTCAGTAATCTTTTGTAGCTCATCTTCAAAACTTTGTCTTCCTGCTTCAATTGCTAAGTTAACTTCTTTTTGTGAGGCATCAATAGATGCTGCTGATTCTGCAAAAGTGTCCGCTGTAGATCCTAGTGCGTCAGATACGTCAGATGTAAAGTTCTTTGCTGCTTCCGCTGCCTTCTGAAATGCCGTATCCTGTAGACCCAAAGCCGAAGCAACATTACTTACCGTACCAAGAAAATCGCTAATAATAGAAACAATTCCCGATAGCGCTGTCGAAATACCAGAACGGAACAGGTCGAAAGCCTTTAATGAGTTTAGAACTACGTTTGATAATAACTGAAACGCGTCTATACCAATACGAATTGCCGCAGGAACAAAGTCGCCGACAGACTGACCGAACTTTTCAAATGCTTTTGTATTACTTAATGTTTGTATAAATGTTGTAGTTGCTGTTGTTATTGCTTTTACTGCTGGCCCAAATTGAGAACCTAGCTTAGCTGTTACAAGTTCAAGGTTATCACCAAGAGTAGATATACGTCCTTCTAGTGTCCTACTACGTTTAGTAAGACCTTCAAAGGCAAAACTACCTTCTTCGTTAAGAGACTTGAAAGCACGTTCGAATGTATCAAAGTCAACCTTACCATTAGAAACCAGGTCCTTAACGGCAGACTCCGCAACACCGAGTGTTTCCGCTAATGCTGGTCCGATTGGAATGGCTCGTTCTTGAAACTGTAATAGTCTCTCTCCTGTTAATTTACCCGCGGCCGCCACCTGACCAAAGATCAAAGATAACTCAGAGATGTCAGCACCAGATGCGGCGGAAACGTCACCAAGATCAACTAAATTTTCTTTAGCTTCTTCAGCTGTAAACCCAAATGATAATAATCTCTGTGTTGCTTTTGCTAGATCTTTAAACTGAAACGGGGTTGATGCCGCAAACTCCTGTAAATCCTTTACTATGTTTGCTGCCTCGGCTGCTGATCCAGTTAGTACTTCAAACTGTGTTGATAATGTTTCTAATTCACCGACAGTACCAATAGCGGCGGATGCCAGACTTTTAATCCCCGAAACAACTCTACCAAATCCAGCGGCAGCGATATTACCAACGAAAGATCCTAGAGCAACTCCAGAAGCGGTTATTCCCTTATTTAGGTTAGTGAATTCTTTACCAGTCCTGTTAACAGACTTGCGTAGGTTATCAATGCGTTGCTGCGCGTTACGTTGATTAACCGAAATGTCAATTTTAATATCAGCCATGTTTTCTCTTTTTCTGAAGAGCTTTCTGCGCAGCCTCTTTGGCTTCAAACTCTAATTGTTGGAGGGTGTTAAATATATCGATTAGTTTAGCTGGTTGTTCCGAAAAACTTCCAGGAGTCGGTAATATACCATTTTTGTATGCTGTATATGCGCCATATATGTATGTGAAACGAGGGTATTTATATAGCTTAGTTGTATGGAAAACAACATTCAGTGACTTATAAGACGTTCCTTGTTTGTCCTTAAGTACATAACGTATCTTGTCTTCGGAATACCCGCGATCTCTTAAAACTTGTTCTTCGTCATCCTTGTCTGCATTATTGTAATTTGCAATGATTTGAACGTACTCAACATCAGAAAGTGATGATAGGTCCATTACCTTGAAGTATAGATACTCCCATAAGAAACCTAGGAACCACGGGCTTACTTCTTTTTTCTAGAAGGCCCTCTTTCTATTGTTACTCCCTGCATCTTTTCACCAGTGTTTGGATCCATAAGTTGCTTAGGAACTCCATGTAAAAGCGTTGTACATAAAATACTTAGTTTCTCGTTCTGCTCAAGGTTGAGTAAGTCATCGACACATTCGTCGGTTAACTCGTTGTTCTCAACTTCTAACTCGTAAGGGTTGCCCTCTGAGTCTTCAACTCCGCCGATTTCTTTGATAGCAAACTTTAAAGCCATTCTGGCTGCACGGACTATATCCATTGCGTTTCCTGTAATCAATTGTGTCTGTACTTCACATTTCTGTTCGAAACTTAGTGGGCTAATCTTAACCCAGATATCGTCTACTTTTACTTTGATCTTATCTTTTGTTTTGTGTATTCTTGCCATTATTGCCTCCCAACAAATTAAACATACCCCCGGCTATTAACTCCGGGGTGAACACCTTCAAGCCTTTCAACCTCTGGGTGTTGAATAAAGCTTACATGAATGCTATTTTCATTTCTTCTTCGGTACCAGCAGGTCCGCGAGTTGCTTGAAAAGTAACGTCTTCAACTAAAAGACCGTCTGTGTCGCTTTCACCGAGTTCAGTAGTAACAACATTAGTTAACAACACTGCTACAGCGTTATCAAATTCACCTGTTGGATTACAGTTAGCATCTAATCTAGGATTAAAAGCGTATGCAAACAACGTGTAAGGTGTGTTACATTTGAATAGGTTAAACTGAATAAGTTCGTCGTCAGACTTATACGGGTTGAATGAACCAGTAATTGTTCTTGCTGTTGGTCTAGATGAGATACGTCCGTTTGGTGCACAAGTTGCAGTAACGAAACCTAGTGTGTTTTCCATTGAAAAACTAAGGCTATTTACTTTAATCTCTTGTCCGTCCTGGAACACACAAGCACGAAGCGCGATTGGTGGTAAGGTTGTGTCGTAACTAGGTGTGAACGCTGGTGCAGTTAATGTACTGTCAAAAGACAATCCATCGAAACCAAAGTTGATCTGAGGAATAGATCCAGTTTCAAAACCTTCCATACTCATTGAATTTACCTTGCTTCCTACGGCAGTTTCGTCTTTTGCGTTATCAATATACTTAGTAACTGAAAGACTTGGGTGTCCGGACTCAGCTGTTGAGTATTGTGATACTGCAGAAACTTCTACGTTATCGGCAGGTGCTGCTGCTAATGCTTGACCAAGTTGGATATGCGCAGCGGCGGCAGTAGTATCAACAGCGGAAACCCAACTAAGCTCGTAAGCTCCGGCTTCTTTTACTAATACGATATCATTTACGCTGAATCCTGAGATGTCTGCGTCTTCAATTTCAATTTGACTTGCAGTGTTACCTGTTTTAGAAGTAACTGCTGCTCTTTGTTTCTTAGAACCTAACGCGGAAGTATACAGAGCATCTGCTTCTGGAGCATCTCCTTCAGTCTCACCAGCTCTAAATTCTACTGGTAAAGATCCACTTACTGATTTAGTTCCCAACCTAGGTTGAGTCTGACCAATAGAAGCGGTAAAAATGTTCCTTGTTAGAGTTTCCTGCGACCGTGTCATTTCGGCACCATCTTGAAGTACTTGAACAAATGCGTCAGCGCTTTGAGGCGGCTGGTATGTTCCTTCAGTTGGTTCGATTTCCACAGCGTAGGAGGTTGTATTCTTTCTAGCTATTGCCATTTTAATCTCCTGTTTATAAAGTTAACCTATAGAGTATATCTATATTTCCCGTGAGCACGGCCACTTTATCTTTGTTTTCAAACGTAGGCTCATCAATTACTAAGTTTATCGCGTTCAATGCACGGGACGGTAAACCATTCATAGCCTTTGTATAAAAACGAAGTGCAATTTCGTGTAGGTCGAGGAACGCCTCATACTTACCGGAATCGCTGTGAGCACTTTGTTTATAACCTTTTACTAACACGAATTCAAAGGTCTGGTTGTACGTTAAGGTTTTATTAACACCATCTTCGCCTATCTCTGGGGTAACACCGGGTCGGACTCCGAACCTCTTATCTTTACCTTGAGTAAACGAATTTTGGGTAATATCCTCTAAGTACTTTAATTCATTATATTCCACACCAGCAACACTTGCTAAGCATACTAGTAGTTGATCTCTTATTACTCTGGATGCGTCAGACATTATCTAGCCCATCTAGTTGTTTTTATAGGTCTTTTCTCATTAGAGTTTGCTTGACCGTCTTCATTTTGGTCCACACGTAATCTTCCTAATGCAAATGCTGAATCAAATTTGCGGCGGTATTCTTCATACTTAGCCCAGTACTGATCTTCTGGATCGTCAGATAGTTGGAAATAGATCTGAGATATAACGTAGTAATTAGCTGCGTCTCTTAACTCGTAAATGTCTAGTATATCCCACTGGTTAATGTTCTCTTCAACACCGTCAACACTTTTTACGTATCCCTGCCCACGAAGTTGTGACATGATATAGTTCTTAGCTGCAACGTGAGATAGTACGTGGCTTGTTTGACCTGCAGGGTAATAACATTCGTCTATCAGAGCTGGGTCTAAAGCACATATAGTGTTGTCATCTGAGAACAGTAGGTTAATAGCTTGAAACTCAACTGCGTCCAGATCGTCGTTAGAGGCAATTCTAAACCAACACAGTTCTTTTCCTGCAACAGTGATATTAGCTCCGTCAGTCTGTCTCTCCCACGTGATGAATCCTGACCTGCTCAATGCATTGGTCTCGTCGCATACTTCCAGTGGTGCCCATCCTGCTGCGGTATAGTATTCCACTGATAGTGTTGAGGCTATCGAATTGGGGGTATTAATGTGCATATATAGAGCGTTTATTGGTTTTCTGTAACCAACGTATATGAAGTCATCTATTGTCAATTGTATAGACAGTGGATCTCTTTTGAAATCCTGTGCTTCCATGGATAGGTCAGTTTCAACACCACCATCACTATATACTATACAAAGTTTTGATCTTTGATCCATTATTTTAATCCCTTCGCGTTCTTAGACCCGAGCTTTTCGATAACAAGCTTTAACAGGTCTTTACCGGCAATTGTGCTGGCGTTTTCTAGAATAGACTTAAATTCAACCATTCCTATTACTCCGGCAACAACTTTAGATACCGGTACTAGATTATCAAGCATATATGTTTCAAGTAAAAATGCGGACATAATGGCTATCTGGTATACAACGAATTTAGATACGGACCTGCGCATTTCTGCTGACTGTATTTCTTCTTTGCGTTTCTTTGCTGCCATGATTCCTGTTAACATATCTGCGACTATTAGTACACCACATGTAATCAACATTGCTTTTATTGGTGCGAATACTGCACATAAAACTATCAATCCTTTGATTAGCCATTCCTTCATAATCAGTCCTTATCCCAACTTAGTTTACCGCCTATACGAATTAAGATAAAGTAAACACATGCACATACTTCACGAAAGAACTTTCCTTCGGACTGTTTTATACAGTTGGTTAGAAATCTTATATCAGCATCTTGTCTTGTATATTTTTTTGATTCATAGTCCATGTCGTGAATTTTACAACTGGCGTTAAACCATTTTGATAATATCTTTTGTCCCCATTCAGGAACCCAGTACGGACCACAGTAATACCTCTTAGACATTTTCGGCCTCTATTTCAGCTAAAGTCATAACACCTATCTGATATTTAATGGATTGAATAACGTATATATACTTATTAGGATCATCTACTCTAGGTAAGGCTACGGCGTTTAATATGTACCACATACCATTGTTTTCTAATTCCTGTTGTGTTGACGCGTTAGCAATGTATTGTATAGAGTTTAGTTTATCTACCATTGGTTGAGGATTAGCCTTTTCTTTGTATAACATAACTTCGTCATATAAGAAATCAAATACCATATTAATATTAGCTTCTATGGGCGTACCTTTGGCTCCGGCAACAAGATAGTCTATCTGTCTTTCACGACGCTGACGTTCTTGTGTTTCCGCCTGGTACTTATTAAAGGATTTAACCTGTTGTGTTTTAGTTAGGCCGATTTCGCCGTCTTCATTGTACCAGTTAAATGTAATCTGTAATCCTGAAAGTGTGCCATTTTCATCTCTGACATCTTCAAAGATTTTTTCAACTATAACTTCGTCATTTTCCGTACATTTGTATAAAGACCGAGTTTTCCTACCTCTCTCGTAACTAGGAGAAACTTTACGGAATCCCAATATTGAAAAGTCAGCTATTAAAGGATTTTGGTCCGTGGGTAATACTCTGTAAATCCTAAGGTTAGAATCAGAGGCCCCATTATGATTTTCAACCGAAGTTTTTAGTTCCTGGTATTCTTGGTCTGTTAATACTTGAGACACATATACGTGAAGTATTTTTCCGGTATGCTTAAATCCGGATATTTTTACTTTTAAAGTTTCGGATAACTCTACGTTAATGTGGTTTACATTAAATGATTCTTTATTAAATAAATGTTCCATTATGATTCCACTCCGACTGCTGATAACTGACATGCCGCAATTGTTATAGGTTGAGATGCCGCAGCTTGAACCAAGACTGTATACGTACCAGCAGGCAATGCGTTAACATTATGTGACACAGCACCTGTGTCATTAAATGTAGATAGTGTGTCATTAAACGTTTGTCCGTTGTTGCCATTTATTACAACCCGGAATTGTACTTCTGAGTTTGTACCACCACTCCTTGCCGCTGAGTATGTAAATGTTCCATCTATAGTTCCGGTATCATTAATTGTAACAGTTGTTGACATTCCTGGTATTGTTGCAAATCCTGTTGACGTAAATGCTATGCCGGAGTTATTTACAACACTTCTGTCGGGAGTTGGAAACAATGCGGTAGATTTCACGCGCATCCAGGCACATACTCTTACATCTGACCATGCACCTACTTCAGTCTGTGTTTCAAAGTTTAACAATTGACCAGTTGTATACGGTATTGCCGTTACTGGTATTACTTGATTATTTGCTGTAAAATTTGGTGTTGCAACATTTACTGCGTCTCTTTTTATGTTTATGCTTACAGAAGTTCCTGGAGTGTCTGCGTTAACCGATATTGCAAATAGTTCACAGTCAATTCCCATTGGTATACCGATAAAACCAGTAGCACCGTTACCGAAAGACCACTGTGCGTTGGAGTTAGATAGGCCTCCACTTTCTTCGGCCCATATTGGAAAAATAGTAAATCCGTTGTTAATAGATTTAGGTACCCAGTTTGTTCCATTCCATTCTAACTGTGATCCGACAATAGGTGCGACAGTGGTTGTATCAACATCTGAATGTGTATCAATAGATCCTGTAGCGCTAACCTTAGCAGTGTTTAATGCTATTGCAGAATCCTGCGTAGCTTGACTTGCTTGTAAGTTAGATATGTTAGTTTGATTTGTTGTTATATTCCCAGAGTTTGATAAAATGTTGCCAGAGTTTGTACTAATACCTGACGCGTTGTTAGATATGTTACCATCTTGAACACCCTGTGCCGTATTAACATTGTCGATATCTATCTGTAGCTCCATTAATGCAGCCTGGACGTCAGTTGACGATAGGTTTCCAATAGGTGTAACGGGAACTTCGGATGCATTTTGATCGTCTAGCAGCGAGCTCATGTCAATAGTAAACGTAGTTGAATCGTCTCTAGTAAAAGTCACAATCCCTGTTGCCGGGTTTAGAGTTCCGTTAACAATCCTTGCTAGGTTCGTATCATCTAAATAAAGAGATAAGTCAATATTCGTAGTCGCGCCGTCTTCGTCAACAAAGGCTAGGTTATTACCAATAAGTGATATTGACGTAGTGGTTTCATCTAGCTGCACTTGTGTTGCAAAATCTGAAATAGTATTAGCTAACTGCGTTCCCGTGTGGTTTAATCTGTCGGTCGCGTCTATGTTAGGTACACTACCAAGGCCGACCTGTGATTTATTTACGTTGTGTGGATTATCGGCAGGTAATGCATCGTGTCTAGTTTCATTAAGATATTGTAAATGGTCATCGTCAGAAAGACCGCTAAGTCCCCCGTGATCGGTTACACCCTCAAAACTGTATGGTAGTAAATTCCACGCAGTTACGCCGTCCCCTATCTTAAGTTTACCTGTGTCTTTTTCGTAGCCAGGCATGCCGTCAGATAAGACGGGATTAACCGAAGTCCAGTTAGCCGCAGTATCGCGTCGCCATTGAATTTTATTAGCCATTCGCGTCTCCTCCGTCTACACAGTCATCAGTTTGGTAAACGACCATAGCACCGCCACCTTCTATGTCCTCGTCGTCTCCGACTTGGACGTCAGTGTCAAGTTCTACGATCTCTCGTTTACCATTATTAAGGGTTACAACATATACTATCGGCATTAGATTGAGATACAGTCCTCAATTTGAACACATAGCTCAGTCGCACTTGACGCTACACCAAGAAACTGATGAATACCAGTCTGAGTTGCAGGATCTAGAGGAGTTTCGGTAACGTCACCAGCTGTACTTAGATATTGTCTTGCACCAGGAGTCATACCAGAAAGTGAACTATTTCCACCGTCAAAATATACGTTAACGTTTGAAGCAACAGTACCAGCGGCTAAAACATATCCGTTAGCTTCTCTACCGTTAGAGTTATCAGCAGGACGAACTTTAGTTGTTCCACCATCGTCGTAGATTTCTATGAAGTCGCCAGCACTAACAGCTTCACCAACTTCAATTGACTTTGTACCTGTAGTAGGAAGCATAGATGGATCAATCTGACCGGCTGCGTTTAATGCAACGATGTCGCCAGCGTTTGCTGCACCGGCTGATGCGTCAGCGGCTTCGTTAAGTTTTCTTTTACCATTTTCTAATGTCATGTATTTATCTGCCATGTCTTCTCCTTATAGTTCGACTGGATCGTTTATTTCTATTATTATGAGTCCTGGTCCACCTGCGTATCCGATTTGTGTAAGAAACCCTGTTGTCGGTGCTACATCTGTTATAGATCCAGTGGCACTAAGAAACAATGGTGTATTTACGGCGAAGTTAAACGAACTATCGTAAAGCTTGCCAGACCTTTGTATCTCTATGTTTGTTGCAGCGTTTGCAGCGACCCGTGCAACACCAAAAACTGTGGCGTCGGGACAAGTAGATGTATCAGCGATTTGAACATCAGTTGGGTTTGTTAATCGAACTAATTGCATAGCAGAAATAGTCTCAGAGGCAACCTTGGAACAAAGGCCACCGCTCAAATTATCGTTTATTTCACACAGCTTATCTAAAGCGGCTTGGTCAGTAACAGCAACGAATTTCTCGCCGGTTACATCATCCTTACGGAACTTCTCTTGTTCCATACTTGCAGCATTATCACAATGATCTGTATTAACCTTCGCCATTGCCTAATTTCTCCACATATATAGAATAGGGTACTTCATACCAGCATACGAATTTACCGTTTTTAAGTTGTGAGAACTCTCTAAAGTGTAGTTTCATTCCAAAGTTTACTTGAGCCTGGACCGTTAAAGCTGATAAAAGCTCTTGTGTGTCTGCCATTAAACTAAGTGTGATACTGATTCCGTCCATTGTTCTCCATAAAAATTATGAGAGCGGGACCCGAAAGTCCCGCCAAGTAAAAATTAAACAGCGCTAAAAGTAACACCTTTTTTACCATCGTACATCAAAGTACAACCCCAAGTAGCAGCATACGAGTAATCAGTTACACGTAAAGCAACACTAGGACGATCGCTTTCGAAGTCGACATTTTTCTGGATAGCGTAACCAACAGCTTCTCTATGGTAAGCAAAAGACTCATCTTCATCAACCAAGTTAGAAACAAGAACACGGAAACCAAAAACTTGACCAATCTCACCGTTAAGAAGAGCAGTTCTGGCTCCATACTTGTCAGCGTGAATGAAGTTTTCGATGTTAAGCATAGCTTTTTCTTGCTTAGTTGAGATAAGAAGAATACGATCAGATTGTGGTACGTTAGCGTCGTTTAATTGCTTACGAGCTTCTGTAATGTCTGCAAGAGACATTGTGGCACCGGGACCAGACATAACGATGTTTGCAGTAAGAGTTCTTAATACATCACGAATTTCTTTGTCCATGTAAATAGCAAATTCTTTTCCAGCTTTAGAAGCTAGCTCAGCAGAAAGGTTAGAACGTGATTGCATAGCAACAGTGTCCTGTACTCTGTAAGGCAGGATTTTGTGTTTGTTAAGGTCAATGCGGTCAGTCGCAAGAACAGCAGTTTGAAAAGGGGCAGGCGTTGTACCATCTTGGTTCATATCAGCTGGATCACCAAGGCGACCAGAACCGGCAGTAGCGTCTGCTTCAAAACGCATGATTTCTAACGATTTAATACCGTCTACAATTTTATCAGAATGATCAGTAACAGAGTTAAGGATAACAGTGTTTTCCAAAAGCTCAGTTTGAACAAGCTGATTAACAATAAGTTCCATTTCAGTTGCACCAGTATGTGCAGCACTAGTAAATGACATAATTTAATCTCCTATTTAGATTTAAGTTGTTTTGCTCTAGCCAATAGTTGTTCCTTCGTCATTTGACTAAGTTCTAAAGGCTTAGCGGGTTCGCCTGTACTAGGAGCATGACCTGTTACGTTTGCTGACGTGTCGGTTGGGATCAATTGACCGTGCTCAGTTCTAAAGTCATTCGCCACATTACGTAAGGCCTCAGAATCAATCGTTCCATCATCGTTTACAGCTATTGCATCAAGGTTAGCAAAACTAAGGTACTGATCTTTAATAGATCCACCAAGTTCTTGCTTTAAGGCTGCCATCTTTACGGACCTAGTAAACTTACTACGTTCTTGTTGGGCGGCTTGCCTAGCCTGCTCTAATTCGGCATCGCGTTTCTCAAATAGCTCTTTGTACTGCTGTTGTTCATGCATCTTGGCTTCTTCTTGCGCCTTGAGCTGGGCTTGGGTCTCGTTGAGAGCCATTTCCAATTCTTTAGCTTTCTGCTTGTTTTTATGCATGTCGCGAGTGACTTCTTCATAGGCTTTTCTCGAAACTACTTCTGCTTTGGTTTCCTTTGGAACTTCCTCGGGCGTTACGACACTGTCGTTGTTTTCTTGTGACATATTTCCTCCTGGCTACAAGCCTTGTTTTTTTATGTCTTTTTTTATATCATCTTCTATTATATTCGCTAGGTCTGAAATCTCTTTCTTCGCTAGGTTCATGAATTTTCTACCAACATCGGCCTGGTGTTCGGCTTTAGACTGGTTTTTACGTCCTTTTAAACTGACTGTAGCAAGGTTTTTTTGACCTTGTCCCTGGACGGAATTTATCATCTCACCTTTTTGTGTCAGGTTTGATTTTGAAGGTGTTGTTTCATCACTTAGTTTACCTGCTCTTTTTAACTGGGATCGTTTCTTTATTGTAGATGTCTTTAACTGTCTTAACTTCTGTGTTGATCCACCATTCTTGTCAACACCTTTACCCTGTTTTGTTCTAGTCTTAACAATCTTTGTTGCTTCGTCTGCAACATCTTGCATCTGACTTCTGTTTCCAATGTTGTCAACTAACTTAGCTAACTTTTTTTCTAGCTCTTTAAACGTCAAGTGGGTACCTTTTTAATATCGTATTCAAGTCCGGCTGTGATATACCAACGAACTCTCTTCTTGGTTGTTTACCGGCTTTTTGACCAGTAGGTTTTTGTATATAAGCTGCCTTATCGTTTGCTTCAGAACTAGTGAACCCTATTCGTACAAATCCAGGACCATGTGATAAAACCTTTAACGAAGATAACATATCTCCTGACTCAAGTAGATTTACTATCCCAGTCTTATCATAACTTAGACTGTAACCAGGGAACGGGCTATTGGCCACGCTTAAACCAAGAGATGTTCTCTCTTTTATACGACTTAGTATATCATCGGCTATTTTTTGTCTAGTGGATGGTTTATACTGTCTTGGTATGTTAATTATTCTACTCTGGTTTGGTTCCATCTTGCTTCTCTACTAGCTTTTGGTCTGAAACACCTTGTTGTTGACGGTCAAGTTGTGATGCACCAGGAGTTAATCCCATTGACATCATCTCTTTCTTTTCTTTTGTTAATTCTTCTTCTAGCTCTTCTAAACGTTTGTCTAATTGTTCTGTAGGAAGACTTGGGTATAACTCTTTTAGTGCTTGACGTTTTGTGATTAGCTTTAGGTCTCTAGCAACCTTCATTTTATCGTATTTGTCTTTTTCTGATTCAATAGGCTTGATCTCCGCAAACTTAACCGAGAATGACTCGCTAAAATCGGCGGCGAATACTTCCTTCTTCTCAACAACATTATTCTTTGCCCAGATTGCCTGCATCTGTGTGAATTTTTTCCAGAACTTAGATTCAACCCAACGGAATAACTCTGTTTGTGCTTTTCTAGTTTCTGTAGCATCGGATTCGTCAATTATCTTAGATATACCTGAGGCTGAGCTAGATCCTTCCATTTGACCGACAGAACCAGTTTTCATACCTTCAGTTGTTAGATACATACCGAGTTCAAACTCAATAAGCTTTAAAACACCGTCAATGTCTGTCTTAGGATCAATTGTTCCGATAGATGGGATACCGTCAGTAGCGTTTCCGTCACCAAGGTTAATAACTCCGTCGGGATTAATCTCAGCGCCTTCGATATCTGTGTTAACTGTATATATAAGAGAGTGACTTAGGAATTGTGCAGAGTAGTTTAGATCTGTAAGTAATTTCGGGATTAGAATACCCATATCATACGCTGTTTGATTAGGATACGGCATTAACTCGGTCATTGACTTGTTTACGTATACAAAAGGTATAGTTCCGAATGGATTTTTCGTACTTTTAAATCCCATCTCTAACATCTTGTCTTCTCTTACTGCTCCGGAAGAATCAACGATCAATATCTGGTCTTCTGAGTATAAAGCGAGGATATCAACCAATGTTACCTGGTCTTGTGTGCTTTTACGTGTTCCGTTTACTGATACCGTCTGTTCAATGAACTTTTCTTCTCTTCCAAGAAGCTTACAGAATACGGTGGGTTTGTTTGGATCGGTTGGGCTGTCAGAATAGACAAAGAATTGATGGGCGTTAAGTACACGAACCTTTTGTGTTCCTTCAGATTGATATATCTCTAGAGCACAACGTTTTGTTAGGTTAGCCATTTTGTTAGCATGGTTTAAAACGGAGTTAAGACCCATTCTATTAGCAAAGTCTTCCATGATCTGTTGGTCTTTCTTTGAAAACCTCATTGGAGCTTCTGCGTATACTTTAGATAGTTTCTCTGTGACTTTCTTTGGGATGTTCAGGCTTGGGATACGTTGTATTGCCCTTTTGTATGCCGAATACGAGATTATTTCCGATTTTAAAGACTCTTCAACCTTCTTACGGATCTGCCCTTCATGCATCTGGTATAACTCAAAGTCAAACTGTAGCTGTCCCTGGTAACGCTCAAAAGCGAGCATTATGTCTGGAATAAGCATTTCTAAAGGTTTTTTTGTCTTCATATACGGTTCCGTCCTTAACTATATGATATTCGAGCCTTGCGTTTTGGCTTCTCGAGTGGGTTAATTTTCCATGAAACATACCCGAATGCATCGGACATATGTGACAATAAAGGGTCGTCATTATCATAGGTTAGCTGTTCTAGGTCCCTGATCAGGTTCTTACAACGTGGGTGTATTTTTATGTAATTCTTGTCAAAAAGCCTATTTATATTGTTATATCTATCCTTAACTCCGGGATTACGGAATTTCAACAGATCTAACCCAGACTGTCTAATAATCTCATGGTCAGTTTTATTAGAGGAAGTCCGACGTCGATTCCCAGTTTCATCAGCAACAACCTGCATATAACGAGCGGGAAACCTTTTGAGAATCTCTTTGGCTGCCTCAAAGGTATTACTGTTCTCGAGGTAGAGTTCATCGATGACATATATCATTTCTCCACGTTTAGCAACAAAAACACCACATAGTGGGTGTACGTTAAAATCTAGACCGACCATCAGTAGATCTTGTGGACGTATGTCTATTTGTTTGACATGTTTATTTCTATCAAAGGCGTAGTACACTTGCCCCGAGTTCATATTAACGAATTGTCCTTCTAACTCCTGTTGTGCCATTTTTGTGTCGTATTGTCCGGTTAATCGTTCAAGATAATCGGAACCCAATGTCGTGTTATCCGCCGTCTTTGAATAAACAACCTTCTTTTTAGTACTTGGCTTCCCAACAAAGTATTCAAATAGCCAGTTAAATCCGTTAGGTGTTGTAGTAAACTTAATTTGTCCTGGTCCTTTGGGATCACGAACACGGGCAGAACCTTTATCAAAAGCGAGCTGCTTATAAAACGCTGCTTCATCTCCCCACCACCAACCAACAGTTGGTCCGGCTAAGTTATCCGGGTTTTCCATAGAGTAACATAGTATTTCTGAATCATGGATAAACAATCTGTTCTGGTTAACAAGATATTTGTATTTAATTCCCAGTTCAGTGCATATACTAAATACTTCAGCGAGTGTCGCCTTACGTAGTTGTGAATGTGTGTTTGCTGTTATTAAACCCCTGCAATTAGGGAAGTTTAAGGCCATTTCTATAGCCCAGATTGCACCAGCGAATGTCTTTCCACTACCAACTCCACCACAAAAAAGCGTTGTAGACTCATTCGCATAAAGAAAGTCGTATTGTGGATCACTAAGCTCAATGTTTTTCGTCATCTTGACCAACTACTTTTAAACTGGAACTTCGTTTCGACACGTTTATGAACTTTGGTGTGACTTCTTCGCTTGTCTCTTTTTCCTTGTATACGCCGTTCAATTTGTGGATTTCCTTTTGAACTTCGAGGGCGGTTTTTATATGACCTTCCTCCAAAGCCTTGTTTAAAAGCATTTCGAGCCTGTCGGCAAACTTGTTTCGCATTAATTGAGTTGTTTCCGATGCCTTTTCCTCCCACTCCTTTGCTATAGCACGCATATCGTCAGCTATTGCTCTTTTAGAAGTTTCCCATTTCTTTGACATTGCAGCTTGAATATCTATGCTGCTGACACCTTTTAGTATAAGTTGCTGAATTTCCTCGCGTCTTTTGATTAGCTCAGCCTGAGTTGCTCGATTTCTGGACATTATTCCTCCGTTACCAACGTTAGTCATTTGATTATATTCCAGTGGTTTCAGACTTATCGAATATCATATATTAAAGCAGGGAGGCAATCTTGCGTAAAATTAAACAGATAGTAGTACATTGTACCGCATCTCCTGACCATATGGACATAGGGGCTAACACAATTAAGCGTTGGCATCTAGATCGTGGTTGGTCGGATAATGGATATCATTATGTTGTTAGACGTAATGGCGAGATTGAGAAAGGTCGTCCTGACCGAATCCCTGGCGCTCACGCCCGTGGTGTTAATTCAACGAGTATTGGTATAGTCTGGGTTGGTGTTAATAACATAGATCCTAGACAAGAGAGCTCTTTAATAGCTATGATCCACTTCCTTATGGGGAAATATGGGGTACCTATTGAAAACGTATTGGGTCACAATGAGGCTGTTAAAACTTCAAAGACCTGCCCTAATTTAGATATGGACCGACTTAGAGCGGAACTAATTTTTGTACAACCCAAACCAAAGGTAAGGTAATGAAGATACTACTAACAATTCTAATGATTTGCGGTTTGCAAATTGCTAATGCTGACGATATCATGTTAACAACAACTAACCATTGTTCACTTAACGGACCCGTAAATTCCGCAAGTATGTTTAAACTTAAATCATGTTTATTTAAAAGAAGTAGAGACAGAAGAAGTTCTAAGAAAAAGATTTACTTAGTTATTAACTCTGGTGGTGGTAGTGTTTATGATGGGTTACGTTTTATCGAGTTTGCTAAGACTATTCGAGATCTTGAGACTGTTACTATATATGCTGCTAGTATGGCGTCTGCTATTGTTGAGGCTTTACCCGGTAAAAGACACGGAACAGAGAATGCTCTGACAATGTTTCATAGAGCTAAGGGATCTTTTCGTGGTCAGTTTGAAGATGGTGAGGTTGAGACACAACTTAAGCTTTGGAAAAGAATTGTTCGCGGTATGGAACAGACGAACTCTAATAGGGTGGGTATCACACTTAAGAAATACAAGAAACTAGTAAAAGACGAATGGTGGATTTATGGTTCTGACAACATAAAAGAAAACACGCTTGATGTTATATCTACGGTAAGATGTTCCAACAGATTAATGGATACAATGAAGACAGTTAAGGTTAAGTCGTTCTTCGGTTCATTTGAACGCAAGGTTTCTGACTGTCCATTATTTAACTAGGAGTTAAGATGAAGACGAGTAGTGCTAAGGCAAAAGGTAGGCGATTACAACAAGAGGTTTGTGAAAAACTTCTGGAGGTTAGTCATGGACTTACTAAGGATGATATCAGATCGACAAGCATGGGAGCCGGAGGAGAGGATGTACTGTTCTCTAGCGCGGCTCGTAAGCAATTTCCCATGTCTATTGAGTGTAAGAATGTTGAGCGCTTCTCTATATGGCCTACTATTGATCAGGCTCGGAAGAATTGTCCTGATGGGTCTACTCCGTTTATTGTTTTTAAAAAGAATCACGAAGATGCACAAATGTCTATGCCATTGGACAAATTCCTAGAAATATATGAGGTATACTTAAATGCTAAAAAAGATTAGTTCATACGTTATTGTTCTAGCAATCGGAGCGGGGCTTGGTACATACTTTAATCAGAAACATACTATCGAAACGAAGGTCGTTACCAAGGACAGGATAAAGACCGTTATAAAAGAAGTTATAACACAGAACCCTGATGGTTCCGTAGTGACAGAACGTCACGTCACCAAGGATGAGAAGAAGAAACAGGTTGCTAAACGTAAGGAGTCTATCCCCGTTAAGAAGGATTGGGGTATCTCCGTTAAGACAGACCTATTTTCTCCACAACCAGCTTATACGATCGAGGCTCACCGTAGAGTCTTTTCGGATCTTTACGTTTCTGTCTATGGCCGGACGGACGGCGTTGTTGGCGTTGGTGCGACGTTTTTCTTCTAACTTACGTGCGCATATAGCTATCTGTACCTGAGTCGTCAATATCCTTTTACCTAGTCTGTCTATAGCCTTCTTGTTTTTAAAGTAATAAGCAGATTTCATGTCCACCAACAGTAACTCATAGTTCATTAACCATTGTTTATATTCTTGCTCAAGGGTTAGTCTCATAGTTCCACATCCTCTGCATTTAACAACGCTTCTTCTATAAAGCTAATCGGTAGTGAACATTCTAATGTATCCACGATATCACCGTCTTCATTAAAGATACACACGTGTTGTCCAACAACTTCAACATCCCGGCTTCCATCCATGTATATAGTTATGTCTAAAAGGACCTGATAATCTACACACTCATTAACTAGGAATGTGAACGGGTAGCTCTTTGTACTGTTATATATTTCTTTATCTTCTTGTATGTTATGCATTCCTGACCAATAACTTTGATTCATTTAAAACTCCCATCTATATGTTATTCTTTTCTCTGTAGATATTCTTACTACTACTCCAATATAACCCAGAGCAGGGTAATCTTCAAGCTTTAAATACTTTTTTTCTAGCTTTGATACAATCTTATCTAAACCCTGTTCTTTATACACAGCCTTTGCTATGTACCTAGGGGCGTCTCTGTCTGGTAGGATCTCACCAACTGGCTGGCCGAATGTCAGGGCGGCGGACAGTATAAAGCTATTCATGGATAAATCCTTTATGTTTATTATCAGGGAGTTTATGTATAAGTTTTCGTGCTTTTAAAAGCCATTCCCCGTTCAACCTGTCTACAGCAAGCTGGCCAGTGTACATCGCGTCTATCGTATTCTTAAGCATTGTAATCTCAAGTTCTAAACTCTTTATATATTTGTTTTGTTCTTTTTTATTCATATATCACCTCTCAAGTATCTAATCATGTATTTAACGGACGGTCTGTCCATATCAAGTTCCATCATACCCTTTACATCTATACCACAATAGCTCTTATGTACCAATGTATTGGGTTTGTCAAGGACTTCACATAAGTTCAGGTATTCTTTTTCTAACGTGTCGTATTCATCATCTGTAATCATTTTGGAACGGGCCTTGACGTATTTGTTACTAGGTCGATAGTATAGGACCTTGTTTCTTAGTATCTCCCACGATAACCAACAGTGTCTAATTTGTATACGATCTGGTTTACTCATTGTTATCCTCTTGTTCCACACTTACTACATTCAGTTACACTTGTTCTAAACAGTAGTACCTCAACAAAGTCATGATACTTACAGTCATCTGGCTTCAATACCTTGACTAATGGATCGGGCTTTGGACCTTCTCGCATAGAGTCAATGGCATGATCTAAACTATCTCTGGTTATTTCATCTAAACTGTCACGGTCTTCTTTGTTTATAACAAACTCTCTTGCTGTATCCTTTTCAACCCAGGTTCTTGTACATATGTCAAAATCCATGAGATAGAGTGGACATGAGTATTCTGATAATATATTCGATGTTGATCTACCATACATAACACCGTTGTTATCTGTATCTGCAATGACATGATCTATCATAAACCTTTCACCTTGAATAACAAAAATCTCACCAACCATAGGCTTTTTATTGCTCACACTGCTCTCCCTTGTAAAACAAGAAAATACCATTGTCGCCGGGCGCTAACATCTTGAAGTTCTTATCACTTGAGCAATCTACGATAATCGGATGTTTCTCATTACCGGGTGTACCAACTGGCATAAACTGGTCGTCAACTACGAGGCAGCTTGCAACCAGGGATTGTCCCATTATAGCGTTTAACTGAGGGTTATATAGTTGTACCATAACCTCGCATGTAATATAAAAACCTTTTAAAATGTTCATTTGTCCTCCAGGACTGCTTTGGCTCTTTCCCATATCTCTTTTTGGTGTTGGGTTCTAGGCGTTCCTTTATAAATTAATTCTCTCAACACATCCTCAGCCGTTTCTCTTTTAATAAGCTTGATATCTATTAGTAAAGCTTTGGTTGTTTTTACACCATCGTGATCATGCGTCCATATACCGGAGTCTCCTACATAAACTTCTATACCACCACCTAACATCTTATTGACAGGCTCAATGTATTCGTCGAACCAGTCATTTAGTTGATTAAGGCTGTATGATTTGTCAACATTAAATTCGTCCCAATCCGGTCTTTTAATTTTCATTTGCTCTCTCCTTAGTTAGTCCCTGTAGGCCCCAAGCCGAAAGGGATCACTCTTTGTTTCAACTGTCTGTAGACAAACCTGTTCATTGATTCATCAGAGGAACGCTGCATACTGTCGTATTACGCTCCTTTCTTTGTTGCTAACCTAGGAACAGTATACCACTGATTCAATAGGCTTGTCAAGTAAAATCTCACCATGATTCACTAAGTGGTTGAGATCCTTAACGTATTCTTGTAAAGTAATTTTAGTGTCGCTCTTGTCTAGTACCGTCTGTGGTATTAACATATGTTTGATCTTCTTGTTATGACAAAGGTATGTCTCACCGATTACCATGTCAAAGTCTGAGTCAAACTTCCTGTTCCAACCATCTACCGCTAATCTCTTAGTTACTGCTTTGACTACTGTTTTCATTTTGTCTCCTTATCGAGGGCTTTCTCGCAAGCACTCCTGATATCACAAACCCAAACATATTGTTTTTTACTGTGATCTGCTAGTAAAGCATAACCTTCTATCTTCTCAATAACCTCACGCAACTTGGTGTTCTCTACCTTCAGGTCATCGTAGGCTTTCTTTTCTATGACGTGACAATAAGCGTGGTGTGATACTACATAATGTACGGTTAATCCACCTATAGAATCGGTATGCAACCAAAATTCCTTATACTTTTTCATGTTTCATCCTTTCTTGGTGTATCATAATGAGATACTGTTCACTGCTTGTTAACCACTGGATCTTTTCTTTTTTTGTTTTAGAGAGTACATACTGCTTACGGGCGTTTTTACGGCCCGCTTGCAACAACTCTATGTAAGAGTTAGTTGGCATCAATTACCTCACCAGCAACAACGCTGAACTGACACTTCTGACTATCTGTGGTCTGGTATCTAACACCTTCCTGTAATACACTGAAACCTACGTTAAGGTACCAAGCCAGGACTGTTCCATCACCGAACACCATAACAACCTCGTCAACACCAGGACCGTCACCACAAGGATCGATGATCTTAACCTGTGTTCCATCTTGTCCGTCAATTCCGTTAACACCATCAACGCCATCGTTACCATCTTCTGGTAGATCAGCTGACGTTCCATCAGGACATACGATCTGTGGTCCATCAATAGAACACGTGTACTTTACTGCTTGAAAACTTGCGTTCCCACAGGCTGTTAAACCCATTAACGCGATTAATCCGATTACTCTCTTCATGTTGCCTCCTTTGGCTTACATATACTATATCGGAACATGGTACTAAAACTCAAGTACTTTTTTTATATTTATTTT